TCCGCTAGCGGAATGTCGTTGTCAATGGTCAAGGTATACATGGAGGGGGCCGCACTCCTAAGTGATTTTCGCGCATTGTATTATATTTTTTGCAGGGGTGTTTTATTTTTGACGGGGGCCTTTTCTATGTAAAGGGGGGTGGGTCTGTATAGCGAGGTATATTAACTCGTGGGGTGGTGTTGGTGGTTCCATCACTCAGCGTAAGCGAATGGGCGGAGTCCCATAACCCATTTGGGGGGTCGGGGTACGGTGGGTCACGGCGGGCGGCTTTTTGTAACCTTACGTTTAAATCTAAGGGAATTTATGGCATAATTCAGTCATGCCAAGCCATCGTGCTTAGCGGTTCTGCTCTTTAACAATCTCTAGGGGTTCACGGTTCGCATAATGGCGGGCAGACTGACCCCTATTTCTATCCTTTTCTATCCTTTTCTATTGGAGTTTTTATGATTAAGTTTGACATTTCCCCTATTTCTAAAGCAATCAAAGCTGAGGGCGCCATCGTGGTTCGTAACGCTGAGGCACACGCCAAAGCAATCAAAGTCACGAACATGGAATTTCAGAAAATTGTTGACGAATTGACAATTGGATGGGCAACTACCAAAGCGGATAAAAAAGCCTTTTGGGGTAAACCTTCAAGCGAAGTACGAACCGCAATCAAAGTGATTGCGGCCAAGGGCGAAACTTTGGGCGCGTGGCAAAAAGACATGAGCGAGACGCTAGTCCATTGCGTGGGCGTGGCATTTCAAGCGAATATCCCTTTCCATCGCAACCTAAAAGTAACGCACAAAGCAGATGGCACGCTTCGCGAACCTAAGCGCGAATCGGCGGAGGGCGCGGGCACTAGCGGCGCGGTGACCACCACTGACCCGGCGGCGGCGGAAAAGACAGCGCGTAAACTGATTTTGCAGTTGCGCACGTTGGGCAACGATTCAGTAGCAGCAGGCATTGTTGACGTGATGCTGGAATTCAACCCCAAATTCACCGAAACCGAACCCGCGAAAGCGTAACTATACGGGGCGGCGCAAGCCGCCCTTCACAAACCCAGCTTCGGCTGGGTTTGATGATAGTAGTCCGACCGCGCGGGAGTGCGGGCGAGCGAGAGAGTGAGCGCGAGTGTGGGAGAGCGAGGGCACGGGGCGGCGGCGCGGGGGCACGCAGGAGAAGAACTTTCCGTAAGGTTACGCTTTTGGCTTTCCGTAAGGTTACGAATAACCGGCAAGGGAGTCTGTTACGCGTGTTACGCCATGTTACAAGTGCTGCGTAACATATACATAATGTAGGCAATAAAAGCAAATACCTATATAAATCAATAACTTAGATAGATAGATAGATAAGAATTTAGTTTAGTTTTGTTAGTTGTTACGTTGTTACGCTGTTTTCAGGTCACGAATCCCCGTAGCCGAGTTTGGGCATATAGTAATAGTACGTTTATATGATTTACCTATGATTACTATATCTAGAATTGTGGTTTTGGCCGTTTTGGCTCTCCAAACGGCGTAACTTCGTAACATTACGCTTTTTTAGCAACTTTCTCCTCTCAAACTCGTGTTACGCTACCAACGTAACAAGCCCGTTACAGCCGTTACGTCTGTCATAGTGTATACTTACGTTTTCCATACTACATAAGGCACTTACCTATGCAATTCACCCTCGAAATCCCCGAAAACGTGGTCTCTTTGCTTGGAAACGACCCCACACGCACCATACATAAGGCCATCAAGGCATACATAATAGCAAATGGCCAACGTGGCAGACCCATACATAATGCAGAGCGTGACGCCGCCATCGCAGACAAGGCCGTGGCCGGAGTGCGCCACCACATAATAGCTAAAGAGCATGGATTATCTATTGTTCGGGTTAGCCAAATCGTGGCTCAAGGCAAGGCCGATGCCTACGCACGCCAGCACGAGGCGACCAACGCCAAACTCAAGGCCATCCTCAACTTCGAGGACAACCTCTAAATCCGTAACCTTACGAACCCCATGACCACCAAACTCGCCCTCGACCTGCCGGACTCCTTCGCACAAGCCCTTGCAGACAAACACCCATCGGGTGACCTACACGAAGCCGCCGCCCATGCGCTCCAGTCCTACCTCAACCCCGACATCCTGCACGAGCCCCGAGACCAAGCCATACGAACCGCAGTCCTTGCAGGCACCCCGCGCCCCGAGGTAGCCAAGAGGTGGGGACTGTCACTCATCAGGGTGCATCAGATAATGGCCAAGAAAACCCAAATTCCGTAACCATACGCTTTTTCAAAAACACTTGACACGGGGGGTATAGTGTGGTATACTACAACCATCGACTTGGATATCGCTCTAAGTTATGGGTAGCCTTGCATCCTATGCGCCCTACGTTCTTTGATTCCGTAACCTTACGGGGTCGACAATTTATATACACGCTGGGTTAGTTCTAACCAACATCCGTAACCTTACGGAACCCCAGCAAACAGAACCGCCGCTGTAACAATACAGAAGCCGAAAGTCCCAAGACTGCCTCGGTGAATAGGCGTTGGGTAGTCAGTCCCAACACTGTGTGGTGTACCCCCATAGGCAAGAGTCAGCGGGGAGATAGCACAGTGGAATGCGTACGCATAGTGCCTAAATGGGGCATGGAGTTTATGTCGCGCCTCGGGCAGCGACCGCTAAGACAACCAGCGATTACGGACTGACAAGGGTCAGGGTATACGTAATCGAAAAGCCAATATCGCACTCGACAGACATAGCGTCTGGGCTACTGCACTCGACTGAACGAGTGCCTAGCGTATAGGGTATGGGGACAGCCCCTGCCCTATGCGATAGCGCCGCTATCAAATCCGTAACCTTACAGAAAGAATTAACCATGAACACGTTTAACCCACTCGACGACTTCCCCACCTGCGACCTCGTGCACGAGCTGCTCGAACGCATCGAACAAACCAACGGGCTGGACTTCACCAGCTTCGAGACCATCCTGCAACTGCGCCATGTCCTGAGCGACTACATCAGCGAGAACGTCTTCGAGGGCGACCGCAACCAGCGGTACAAGCAGGCCGTCACCAACTACGACTTTGAGTTGCGTGATGTGAACTTGCCTACTCTCAGCAATCCCCGTGCCCTTTAATCCGTAACCTTACAGAAAGCACCCGCAAGGGTGAAACTTATGGAAACCATAACCCTGACAACTGCCCAACTGCACCTGCTCATCGACGTGCTGGACTACGTGCTGGACGCTGAGCGCGTCAACTACGAGGAGTGGTGCGACATGGGCAACGACCCGACCGCCCACATTTGGTATCACGCCGCCGAGGCGGCTAGCGTGTTGGAGGAAGTATGAGCATATGTAACTGTGGCGAGGACATCGACCCGCGCCGTGCGGCGCTGGGCTATCGTGTATGTATATGGTGCGGCGAGGAGGCCGCACGCCAAGAGCGCAAGAGCTGGACGGTGGTGCAGGAGTACACCAAGGGCAACTACCAACTCGTCACTTCCAGCGCCGCTTCCGTAACCTTACGACAAACCAACCCCAAGGAGAACCGAGTATGAACCAAGTGTTGACCCTATACATCGTGGACTATTGGCTGCCGTTCCCTTCGTCTGAGTACGGCGGCGTGCAGATTGTCACTGCACATTCCGATGCTGAGTGCGAGCGCATCCTTGCCGACAAGGTGGAGGCCTATGAGCGCAAGCAGTACCCCAACTACCGCGAAAAGATTGCCGACTACATCAAGGAAGCAAAGCGGTTTCCCGTGGATGCCGCACAAGCCGGTGTCGTGTATGAATTTCTAACCTAGGAGAATAGATTATGAAAGTCAGAGATATCAAACGCCGCGCCAAGTCTAAGTACGTGGTGATCGACGGGTTCAGGTGGCTGCGTGGCTGCTGCTCCCCACGATGCCGCACCTATGAGGCAGGGTGCGCGAACTGCGACAACTGGAGGTTCTACGACGAGACCGGCAGATTCGTGCGTAACTTCGACGAGCTACATAACTTTATGGAGAAGACCGAACAAGCCAGCAAACCCTAACCCCTAACCAATCCGTAAGCTTACAGAAAGACCTAACTATGACACCGTTTGAATTATTGAACGCCCGACTCAACTCCCATGCCTACAAGCGTGGCATGTACAAGGGCGACGCCCCACTTGAGAAGCGCACCAAGCGTCACATCCGTATCCGGAAGGTGGACGACAACACGATGGCTGTGCGTATGTACAACACCGACATCCTGACCGTGCGCAAGGACGGCACCCTCACCATTAGCCTCGACCGCTGGTGGAGCAACGCGACCACCAAGAGCTGGCTCAACTATGCGTTCCACAGCACCCGCCTCGGCATGAGCATCGGGTCTAAGTCCGTGATGAGCCTGAGCCAGCTGGTGATGAGCACCCCGCATGGGCACTACGTGTACTACGACGGCATGGAGTTCAATGCCGACCGCCAACTGACCAGCCCACCCAAGAAGTTCTTAGCGAAGCGCATCAACAAAGCTGAGGTGGCCGAGTTCACACAAGGCATCAAGGACTCGGGGTTCAAGGATATGTTCCCCATGCTGTATGGCATGGCAGAGCATGAGACCGAACCCACCTCGGACTTCATCAGGAACATAGCTGACTTCTTGACCGACTCGGACAACGCCTCAAGTTGGTCGACGTTTATTTCTAAGCGTAAGTACGATAGGCGCTGGACCTTTAATGCCACAGGTCACACGTACGGCATCGTTGAAGTGGGTGATGTCAAGTCCTGCTGGGACGGCATCATGAAAGCCGCCAAGACCAATATGTACGACAACCTAGAAACGGAGGTAACTGTAATCCCCAAGTAAGTATCCAAACATCTAATCAACATCTGTCATCAATCAAATCCGTCTCTTGAGAGACGTAACCTTACGAGAACTTAATCATGAACGTAACTCTTTCCCAAGCCGCAACTCTTGTTCGTACCATCGGCACTACGAACACCATCCTGTTCCGTGGCCAGCCCGGCATTGGCAAATCGTCAATCCTGCATACCATCCGTGAGTCTTTCCCTGACCACTTCCTGTCTTACATCGACGCCGCTAACCTTGACCTCGGCGACATTGCCATGCCTGTGGTTGACCGTGAGGAACTCATCACGGAGTACGCTCCCAATGCCCGCTTCGGTGTGGGTCGCAATCAGACCAAGCCTGTGGCTATGATGATTGACGAGTTGGGCAAAGCGTCTCGCCCTGTGATGAACATGCTCCTGCCCGTGATTCTCGAGCGGCGCATCGGGGACTTGCAGTTGCCAGCGGGTAGCATCATCTTCGCAACTACTAACCTAGAGACGGACGGCGTAGGGGACAGCATCCCAGCCCATGCTTACAACCGCATGACCGTGTGCACCGTGGCGAATCCTACGAGTGACGAGTGGCTGCAATGGGCTAGCAACAACAACGTGTGCCCCGAGGTAATGGCGTTTGCCAAGCAGACACCGGAGATATTCGACTGCTACGTTGACCTCGAGAAGAATGCCAAGAACCCGTACATCTTCAACCCGATGGCGGGTGTGGTGAAGGGCTTCTGTTCCCCACGTTCTTTGGCTAAGGCAAGCAACATCATTGCCCAGCGTGCGGTACTCGGCTCGGCGGTTTTGCCTGCGCTGGCTGGCACCATCGGTGAACCTGCGGCACGTCAGATGGAGGCGTTGATTAACCTCGCCGACCAGTTGCCCTTGTTCGAGCAGATTGTCAAAGACCCAGCCAAGACCAAGATTCCCAAGGGTGCGGGCGGTATGTTCCTGATGGCGTTCTTGTTGGCTGGCCGTGTGTCCGAGAACACGATGGACCCCGTGATGGAGTACGCCGAGCGCATGGGCAAGGAATCCTTCGAGGCGCATAGCTTGTTCGTCATGACGCTGGCCACCAACAAGGCCAAGGTCAACATGGCATGCCGAAACCGTAACTTTACGACTGCCGCTAGCAAGCTCGGTAAGTTCTTCTAATGAAGTCAAACCACATGTACCTGACGTTGACCGGCGCACAGTACTACTCACTGATTCCCACGCGCATTTGGTACAAGCCATGGCGCTGGAACCTAGTGGGTACGGATTTGTACAACTCCGGCGGGTACATCATCCTCGCAACCAACGTCACCCACGACGAAGCCCTCGGGCTTATGAAAATTCTCGGCGCAACTAACACAGAGGACTAATCATGACAACCAAATACACCTACGACGAACGAAGAGCCATTGAGCTCATACGCAAGACCATGGTTAATAAGCCTGACATCATCAAGGAAATCATGAAGGACATGGCATACCTATCGTCGTTCAACATCCTCAAGCAAGCGAACGATGACTTGAAGCAGCTACTGGCTGTGACCGAGACTTTTGCTAACTCCGCAATGGCAATCATCAAACAGAAACACGAGTACTTCAGTGGAGAAAATGATGCTAATCACTAAACGCACAAGCGACGGGCGCACCATCGTGCGTCTACATAAAGACTGGCATCCCGGACGTATCAGCGCGGGCTACATCCCGCCTCAACGCAACTACATGGAAACCGATGAGGACTTCCATGTGCAACATTCCCTACTTAAAAACCGTAACCTTACGAAAACTGGAGCATCAAAATGAACGTCGAAGACCGCATCAAGAAGGCACACATTGCCATCATGCAACACAAAGAGTTCTGTGCAATGTCAGGCATCCTTGCCTGTGGCAAGGTCAAGGTAACCACGGACATACCCACAGCATGTACCAATGGCTGGGACGTGGCATACAACCCAACCTTCATCGAGCAGCATATGAAGGACGATGCCGAGTTGCGCCTCTTGGTATTGCACGAGGCTATGCACAAGGCGTACCGCCACCTGACTGTGTGGAAGTACTTGTCCAAGATGAATCCCCAGCTAGCCAACATTGCGATGGACCACTTCGTTAACCTGTCGCTGGTCGATACCGATGCAGGTGCAGGGTTTATCAAGATGCCGGCGTTTGGTATCCAACCCGAGCCCAAGTACAAGGGCTGGTCAGTCCTGCAAATCTACACCGACCTCGAAGATGAGGACGAGAAACAGCATGGCGGTGGCGGTGGCGGTGGTGGCATGGACGAGCATGACTTCGATGGTGCGGGCGAGACGCCCACCGAGCAGGAGATGGAGGACGAGATTGGTCGTGCTATCCGTCAGGGCGAGATGATTCGCAAACAACGTAGCAAAGACGGCACGGGTAGTTCGGACGGTATGTTCGGTGACCTGCTGGCTCCCAAGGTTGACTGGCGCAAGGCATTGCGTGAGTTCGTTACTGAGACATGCGCAGGGCGTGACGAGTCATCGTGGGCTAAACCTAATCGTAGGTTCCTCGCTGACGACGTGTACATGCCAACCATGATGGGCGTAACCTTACGGGAATTGGTCATCGGCTTTGACACGTCAGGCTCCATCTTCGGCGGCACTGAGATGACGCGGTTCGTTACCGAGCTAACATCTATCATAGATATGGTCAAGCCAAGCAAGGTGCACGTCATCTACTGGGACACCGGCATCGTCGGTCATCAGGAATTCGAGGAAGGCGGCTTCGCTGTGGCTAACCTCAAAATCAAAGGCGGTGGCGGCACCGATGGCTCCGTGCTGTTCGACTACCTGCGTAAGAAGAACATCAAGCCCAACGCCATCATCCAACTCACTGACGGCTACGTAGGGGACTGGGGTCACACCGACATACCTACGCTGTGGGCAATCACGACCGACATGGTCGCGCCCTTCGGCACAACAATCAAACTGGAGGACTGAACGTGAAACTCATAGACCTAATCAACCAATACCGCAACCAAGGCACGAACCTGCAAAAAAGCCCCTTTGTGAGCAGCGAACAAAAGACTATGGCTCATGGGCGGGTTCGTGTTGAGGTTATCGACGCGCTCAACGGACGGGTGCTGGAAATAAATCACCGACCGAACGAGCATGCAGACTGGCACACCGAACTCTACATCGTGCAGAGCGACGAGGCTCTTGCCGATGCCATTGCAACTGTATTGGTACTTAAGGAGGCAAAGTAATGGGATACCGTTCAGATGTAACTGTGCTCATCTACCCCGACAACGGTGAGCAGAATGCCGAGCGTTACGACATGCTCAAAGTACTAATGAACACCACGTTCAAGAAAATCTATGAAGAGTTTGATGAGGCCTTTGAATGGCTCGACAACCACCGTGTGCTGAAGTTTGCGGTAGAGAGCGTCAAGTGGTACGACAGCTACCCTGACGTGCGGGACTTCCAGTCCATGCTGGAGGACATAAGCGATATGGAAGGGCTCAACTACGAGTTCATGCGTGTCGGTGAGGACTACGACGACATAGAACAAAACCAGCGGGGCGATGACCTGCAATATCACATAAGCGTTTCGCGTTCAATTGAGGTGGACTTATGAAAATCGAATGGAAAGATGGGGACTTCGAGCGCCCCGAGTTATTCATCAACGGCATGAAGGTGGGCTGGGTCATGCCTTACGGCGATGGTGCCCGTGCAGTAGTAGCACCCAAGCTACGTGAGGCATTGAGCGGACCGCCTGTGCTCATCATCCACAAGACCGTTGAAGATGCCAAGTCCGAGCTTGAGGGTATCTGCTGCGCCATCCTCATCGGAGAAAGCTATGGAACTTAAGTGGAGGTGGGACGCTTCGGGGGCTGAACTAAACCTAGTAACCCCCGGCAGGGGGTACCGACACGGGTACATAGAAGTCTTTGAGACCGAGAGTGTCTACAACTACGAGTTCAAAAAGAAGCACACGTACACCGTGCATGTACTCGTTAACCTAAGCGCAGAGATGATGCACTGTGAGGAAGTGGAATACGTAAGCTTACGGAAAGCCATGCGAGCTTTGAAGGAAACCGTAACCGTATTACTCATCGGGAGGGGCTATGGAGTTTAGGTGGGGAGAAACGATGCGCTACCCGAGCGCCGGCGAAGAGGCGTTCATTGATTCGTGCGAACTTAACGAAGTAACTTTTGAGGAGACTGAAAATGCGATTCGTGCTTAGTGTTAATGGTAAGGACTTGGTGCTTACCGACCGCCAACTGTATGACGTGATGAGCATACTGGACAAGTGTGAGGAGGTTGTGCAGGTGTACAAGGGTGAGGGCAACGGCACTCGAGGCAACAAAAATAACTACGTGGACGAGATACAGAAGCTTGACCCACGCGGTGCCTTCGACGTGAAGCCCATGCCTGACGAATACTACGACACGCTGAAGCTCGTAGCCAAACTAAATCCGTAAGGTTACGACTATGGATAAGTACAAATGGAGATTTGTAATGGGCACTAAAACGGAGCCGACGTGGGATGTGCACAGCCAAACCGGAAAGCTTATAGCCTATGCGAAACGCGCCAAGGACACTGGCTGGTTCGTACGAATCAGCGGGCTCAACAACATGCTTGGTGAGGAGAAGATTTACATCGGCGATGATGTATTCCCACCGGACTTTATGAAGACGATGTTAGAGATGCACAAATCAACCAACTGAAAGGACCTACTATGACTACTAACCATATCGCTGGCGTGGCACGCGCCGCAATGCTCGTTGACCTGAACATTGCAATCTACTCCGGTCGTAAGCAAGACCGCACAACACAAGCCGAGGTCACGCTGGCCAAGGGCTCCGGCTCTAAGAAGGCCGCGAGCGTGTACAAAAATCTCTTTGCCGAGTGCAAGGAACTGGACGCCATCACCAAGTTCCAAGCCCGTGCACGTAGCGAACACTACCGCCTGACCCTGCCGTGGAACGACCGTGGTGCGCGTCTCTTGCCCACTGCCTCGCTGATGGATTACAAGCAGGTGATGAACCGGTATCAGCAGGAGTTCGATAAGTTGGTCGATGCGTTCTTGGTGAAGTACTCGACCTTGGTTGCGGCGGCGGCGTTCCAGCTGGGCACCTTGTTTGACCGCAACGAGTACCCCGATGCCGCGCAGGTAGCACGTAGGTTTCGTATGGACTTGTCGTTCGTGCCGCTACCAACATCCGGTGACTTTAGGTTAGATGTTGAGAGCGATGTTCAGCGAGAACTTATGGAGCAGTACGAGCGCAGGCTGGAGGAGCAGTTGGCATCGGCGACTAAGGACTCGTGGACTCGGCTGTATGAGGCACTGTCACGATTGAGCGACCGGCTCACCGTTGACGAAGACGGCAAGAAGAAAATCTTCCACGACACGATCGTGACTGGCGCAGTTGACTTGTGCGAATTGCTGACTGCCATGAACGTAACGCAAGACCCGCAGTTGGAGTCAGCTCGGCGTAAGCTTCAGGAGGTATTGTTAGGCGTAACTCCCAAAGAGCTACGGGAAGAAGATGGTACTCGTGTATTAACTAAGCAGAAGGTCGATGAGATTCTCTCTGCGTTTGACTGGGGACAGGATGAATGAAGCAACAATGGAGATCAGGTACACCGAGAACGATGGGTACTGGGAGCTTAATGCATACAGAATCAGTACCAGTGGAACGATGTATGCCACAACCAAGACGCTCGACGCAACCCACGGCAAGGTAGGCAAGTACCCCGCATGGCTCAAGAAGATTGTGGACGTAGCCCGTGTAGGCGGGCATCTAAAGCAAATGGACCAAGGCCCGCCCGATGCAATCCTTTGGTTCAAAGTAGACAAGGACCTTAACTTACTGGAGATTACTTTCCCATGAACTATGACAACCTAACCAACGAGGAGCTTCTCAGGGAGGTCTACCTCACCCAGCACAAGGACAGACTGCTGACCCTTGTATGCGAACGCCTTGAGATGGTGATGCGGAAGCAAGATGAGGCTCTTGAATACGAGAAGGAGGTAGACCGATTGAACGATCAACTCGCTGAACAAGACGACGAGCTCTATGACCTGCGTAAACGTGTTAGCGACCTTGAAACCCAACTTGATGCTGGAGAATATTGAAATGATTTCTGTACTTGGACAAAAACTGCAAGACGCAATCGAAGCCAACGAAGCCCGCAAGGCTATGGCCGACTGGAACAATTCTGCCGTGACCTCTGTAACCACAACCACAACCCAACCTATGAATACAAACATTACCGTATCTGAAGCTACCTTCAACATGGTGCGTGACAACCCCGGCCAAACCAAAATGCAGATTGCGCTAAAGATGGCAGCGCTTGGGTACAAGAAAGATACCGCCACTTCTATGGTTAACATCATGCTGCGCTACGGCATCATCCGTGAAGAAAACGAAGCGTTGTTTGCTGTGGGCGACAAATATAAAAGCCGCGTGAACTTTAACCGTGGGTTGTCTAAAAAGCGTAAGGTTACGAAGAAGGGAGAGGAGCGTAAAGAAATTCGCTTGGTTCGCCGTCCAGCACCCGCAGAGGAAGCTACCGTGACTACCATAATCTCTGACCCTATCAACCACCCTAACCACTACAAGGTAGGTGGCATCGAGACTATCGACTTCATCCAAGCCAAGCTCACACCGGAGGAGTTTAAGGGCTACCTGCTGGGCAACGTGCTGAAGTATGCAAGCCGTGCGGGGCACAAGGGCAACGCTGCGCAAGACGCTGGCAAGATGGCATGGTATGCAAACAAACTTGCGGGGCTGGCATGAAACTAATCAAAGACTTCTTTGCGCTGGTGGGCGCTGTGGCTACCACCATGTTCATCCTTGGGTACACCTACGCCTCAGTCCCTCTACCCAAGACCTGTACACCCTCATTTATTGATCGGATTTTTAAATGACAAACGAATGGATTAAATCAACTGAGCGCCTACCCGAGATTGGGCAACGCTGTATCGTGGCATGGGCAGACCAAGCAGTTCCACACACAGCAACCCTACTCAACGACGACCTGAACCCCGGCAAAAATAAGTGGCTTGCGTCCAACGGAAGAAGCGTGGCTTACGACCCGCTGTACTGGATGCTGTGCCCCGAAATGCCACCTAAGGAAACAAAATGAAACTTTATAACGTGCCACGTAATACCAAAATCATGCTAAGTGATGGTGTGGTTCTTTTATTCCACCATATTGATGGGATGTACAGCGTGTGTACAGACGAAAACGGGGATATATACCACATCAGCGCCAGCGAAGAAGTCGAAATAGTAGGAGATAAAGATGAAGACCCTCATTCACGTTAACCAGCACAACATTCGGGCCAACGCAAAAGGAGCGGAGCTACCCGTGCTCACGGTCAAGACCTACAAGTCAAACACCAAGTGCAACTCAGTTGAGATACACGGGCCTAGCAAAATTGTGTACGCGCCTGACGACCCGCTGTCGTGTGGGGCAAAGGTATGGATTGAAACGCGATCGGAGGTCGTATGCGCGTAAATAAAACTGCACCGCTCGGGGCATTCGTTAACAACGTCAGCGAAAAAGCACCAAAAAAGATGCGGTCGGGAAATGTAACATTAGCTTTACATAAAGCCCCTGATGCGCCATTAACAGTACCACCGCCCAAGATGAACCTATGGGACCGCCCCGTGTACGTACCGGAGCAGGGCTATGTGCGACGTGGTGCTGATGACTTCCTACGTATACAGAGCAGGGGGTTTTGATGCGACTTTGTACTGTGCACTACAACCACGAAGCTGACGCTACAACAATATCGTGGAACGACGAGTTCTTAAACAGTGATAACCGAATCCTGCAACTTGACGCTTTAGGGGACGCTATAAATATGTTGACCGCCACCTATGACGAAATCCTTTCACGCGAATACAAGGAGCCAAAATGACTTGGCCCTTCCCACCATACCCGAGGCCGGTGCCCACCAAAGCACCGCCGCTTAAACCTAACCCTGACAACTATGAGGACGCACCGTGGTAAATAAAGAA